GTAGAAACAACAGGCACCCCTCCCCCTCCTGTGGCAGCGATAGACTCAGTCGGCCACCAGGACCAGAGAGACATCGAAGTAAAGGCCCATGCCCCGTTCATCTCAGGAATCCCAACTAAGAGAGCTCTGCGCTTGTGGTGATAGGCGACAGAGACGTGCTTAGGATCGAACTCGATAAGCGTCCTGGGCGGAGTTGTCGTCGCTATATTGAAGTGGCCACTGTTCGACTCGAAGTAAGAGGTGAGTGGGTTGGTCATCAGACCATGGCCGCCCCAGAAAGATCGAATAGGCGTCGATAGCTCTTTAGGGTTCGAGCCGCTAGTCGTCGAGTAGACACCCGAGTGAGCACACCAGACAAGACGGCCCTCCATAAGGCAGAGCGCATTAGGACCTACACAGCCGACATTATCGGTGATCCTTATCGGCGGCCTTCCCTTCGATAGGATATCTCCTTCACTCGGGATATAGACAAACATCTCCGTGTCCGTGAAGATAATCAGATTCCCGCGCAGGGCGTGGATGGCCGTGATGATGTTTGATGACGGCACCTGGATGTAGTTGATACCGATGAAGTTGTTGGGACGACCTGGGTCGGAGAACCATACCTCGTGTTCCGTGGCGATAACCAATCGGCCACGGAACGAGCATGAGGCCTGAGGAGACGAGATAACGCTATCAGAAGCGTAGATATAACCCTCCTGAAAGATGCCGTCAGAGAAGGAGAGTCGATCGATCAGAGAGCTTTCTGATAGCCCATCAGCCCAGTTCCATTCGTGAGCATTCTGCGTCTGCTGAGAACGGAGAGTGGAGAAGTCTGCTGGTCGGTAGATAAAGAGACCAGAACGACTAGACCCGAAATAGACGTTCCCCTGGAAGGTATGAAAGAAGAAGTCATCATCCTCATTGCCCGTGACAAACGAACTATTATCTACATCATAGGTCGTCTCATAGTTGCCGTACCACTCGCTCTCGTAGCTCGTCCCGAAAGACAAGAAGGTTCCTCGTCGCTGCCGAGAAGACTTATTCTGAGAAGTCTTTCGGTGGATGACCTCTTCCCAGTTCTTGTTCGTCTTGAGGTCAAAAATACGGACGAAAAGGTAGCGACCCCAGCCCGGCTCAGTATCAGCACCGAAGCCCTCACCAGCCGCAGCCTTGCCAGCGAAGACAGATACGATCTGATCATGGCCGAATCGAGACTGGACTAGGCAGGAGCCGAGGTGTGTCGAGTAGCCAATGTAGCTATCCCCGATATTCATACCGAGAGTAGTATCTAACTCTGTGACCTGGCCCCATCCTGGTCGAACAGAGATAGCACCACGAGACATCCATAGGTTCTGTGACCAGATACCGCGAATGATCCCCTCTTGATCGGTCTCGGGGCGGAGTAGCTCAACCTCTTTCCCTGCTGTGGCCATCTAACTAGAAGTTTCCACTGTAGGACTGATCATGGACATAGCTAGACCCTTCACGGCTCCGTCCGTGCTGTAGGAACGCCTGTAGTTCTCCGCTTCTTTTTGTCACCGACTGAAGAAGCTGGACGTTGTCGGCCCCATCCCGGATAGCATAGCGGCTATAGGCGAGGAGGGCGATAAGCTCATGGAAGCCATCGAGATCATCGATGTAGGTCGAGATAGCAGCCAACCCATTTAGTTCGAAGTTTACGTCGTGAAACGGGATGTACTCCATCCTGAAACTGCTCGTGGCGTTCGATGCCAGAATGAGACTACTCTTCACGAAGGTGTATCCCCACATGGTGATGCCCTTCTGCGAGGGAGAAGCCTCAAGCCACTGAAGGACCTCGTTCTGTGTCGGGTCATTGATACGAGCGACACGGAGCAGCCGTTCTAGTTTCGTACCAGCGACAGCGGCTGGCCCTAGAAGCTGCGGAGGGTTCCCCGCCAGGTCGTAGATGTTTGAGTCTGTCAGGGTGAAGAGGTGCTGTATGCTATAGATGAACGGATCTACATTGCAGACGATACTCCGGAACTGTGTATAGGCCTCAGCTAGATAGAGACCGATCTGAGGGTCTGTAAGGAAAGTCCTATCTGACTCATCAGTGTAGCTCTGGAAAAGATGGTTGACCTGGGTGGGTGTCATCCTGTGCCCCCCATACTAACCCGTGAAACCCCAGCCTCAGGGTTAGGATCATCGACGAGTGCCCTTCTCTGAGCCATCGTCTGAGAGTTCGCGGCCATCTGGGCCGCGGTGAGAGGACTTCCTGCTGTCGCCATCATGGGAATGGCCGACTTCTCAGGGTCTTCCATATTCGGGGTTCGAGGAAATACTGTCCTCTCAAGCTGCTTCTCCTGGTATTCTTCTTCTTCTTTACCGAAGGTGGATACAGCGATCAGGACATCACGAATGTAGTCCTGGGTACTGTCATTAAGTTTGTAGTATTCCCGGGTCCGCATATAGTCGCTGAAGACCTCACTGAAGGCCCCGAGATCATCACTCGGCATAATCTCGATAGCGTTGCCCATCCGGACAGCCCGAAGCATATCATGAGCATGGCTGAAGCCGGCCATACGCTTCGTGATGCGGGCATTACCGGTGCGATAGCTCAACTCCTTGAGGGCTTCGTCCTTATCCAGAAGCCCGATCTTGACCATATCGAGGATCTTCTTATCCCTATCCTGCTTCTCGTCTCGGAACAGGGTACCTGCCTCGATGTAGACCTCTGGGTTGATACTTAGGTTCGTAGACTTGAGCACGGTATGAACAACCCGACCTGTCTCGTCGAGCATCCCCATAAACTTCTCTTCGGTGTAGTACATCTTAGCCATGCCGAGTAGGCACTTGGCCACGATGCGGATGCCTTTCTCGATATTGCTCTGAGTGACCTGAAGCTGCTGCCCGTCCCTCTTGCTCAGGGAGTCAATCGCGGCACCTGATTCGATTCCAATAGCACGTTTGCCAAGGGAAGTACTGTGAACGCCAGCGACATCCAGCATCTCGGCGGATAGCTGCTTGATATTATCAAGTACATAGTGAGGCAGAGAAGAGGGATCGACCTGCGTAGGAGGCGGTCCTGCATTAGCGTTGTAAACAACTTTCTCGCCTGGTCGGCTATCCGAGAGCGCATCTTTACCAACTCCTGATGATTTAGGGATTAGCCACTTGGGATTACCCATAAGCTCGGCGTTCTCAACGATCTGAGTTCGCCCCTTATTATACATCATCTGAAGCTCGATGAGTGGCTCGACGAGACCGATACCCCATAGACGACCAGGTACCGTAGTGTACTGAAAGGTTGTCACTGGATGCTGGCGAGTAGGCCAGTCACACTTATAGAGCCACGTCGTTCCGAGTAAGACACCCATACCGCCATCACTGGTATAGACTTCAAAGACTTCGAGCCGGTCTTTGAGTTGCATCCCCTCAGTGTCAGAAGTCTTCTTGAAGAGTGCCCTCATATCCCTATCGGGAGAGGCGCTCGATTTCTTGATGATCTCGGCCTTCTCAGGATAGGCAGCTTCTAGTTCGCTGCGGACGACGATGGACCGTACGGCGACATAGCGGGACTCATCGAAGCTAGTAGATCCAGGCTCGAAGAATAGGTCGTAGGGGCTGATAACCTCTGTCTTGATCTCTTTGAGATCCGGGTCGAAGTAAGTATGGAGAGCGCCATTGCCTGTGAGGATAAGCCAGCGAATCAACGTCTCGATCGTGTCGGGCATATCCTCGGTGTGCCAGTAGTAGCGGAGGAAGGTCTCGGCTCCCTGAGCTTTAGCTATATCCTCAGTCGATGGACTCGCGGGCATCACGGTGACGCTAGGGTACGCTATGGCCAGACGGGCCTGGACGTTGCGAAAGATATTCAGGATCATGTTCACCGTAACGCGGTTGCGCTGCCTCCCGGCAGGAATCCCGACGAAGTTACGGACGTTGCGATCCCAGCGGATATGCTGTTTGCCCTGAAGAAAGAGGCTGCACATATCCCATAGACGGCAAGTCTTATCCTGGTACCGGCGAAACTCATCAAGCTCAGCCTTGAGTTTGCCCGGCTTGGGTAGGTAATGGTGCTTATCCATTACTTCCACTCATCATCAGGGTGAACGCGAGGCCCGGATTTCACCAGAACTTCGTCCTCTTCTAGAAAATCATCCTTCAGCCGCTTACCTTTGCCTTTGCCCTTAGCGCCGGTCTTTCCTTTGGCGAACTTCGACCGAGCTAATGCCTCGGCACCCCCGACAAGCGACTCAGAGCCCTTGCCTTTGCTCGTACCGAAGAAGCCTTTCAGTGTTCCGAGAACGCCACCGACAACCGCACCCGGTGCGCCACCGACCTGAGAACCAAGTATAGCGCCTTTGGTGCCTTCACCTACGGCACCCATTCCCCGGTCAGCAATCCCGACACGCTCTGGATCATCAGACCTCTTGCCCCATTTAGAAGGCATATCATCAGGCAACTCATTAGGCGTGTGCCGGGCGAAGTTCTTCATCAGGGCTCTCCCAGTATATCAGATACCCCCTTCGGAGTATCTCTCCCAGAAGGAAAGGGACGGAAGGCGAGAAACCCCAGAAGCAAGCACTGGATGATATCTAGCGCAATCTCCAAAAGGCTTCTCACCCCCCCTCCTTTCGCTCCCCCCCTTTAGGGAGGGGGGGGCGAAGGACTACATTCCTGGGAACTCGACACCGCACAGAAGAGCGCAGTGATTCGGGTTCTTGCAGACCAACTCGTAGTACCAACGCACGAAGCCTTCCCACTGGTCGAAACCAGGGACACGGGAAAGAACGTTGCCATCAGCATCGGCCATGCCGAACGCTTGGAGCTCAGCAATATTCCAGACCTTCGTATTTAAGAAGATCGCCAAGCCCTTGCCACAGTGGCGAGAGACTTTGACTGGGATATTATTGAATGAGTAAGCCGAGTATCCCGGATCACCCTTCCTGGCGCCTTCCTGCACATCCTTGACCAGGGTTGTCGGAGTACCACCAGCAGCCTGAAAACTCAGGAGTGAGGTGTACTCTTGACGCATCCCCGGATGGACATAGATGCACTGCGGATCTTCACCGCCAGCGATGAGGATCTCGTCGAGCATATTCTGCATACGACCAAAGTTTAGCTTGGTCGGAGCAGCAGTAGCTCCATCGATAGCCTGCATGGTCGAACGTAGCGGAGCACTAGCTGCCAACGTACGATCAATCGTGAAGTGGACCGAAGAACCGAGGTTCTGATAAAGCCCACTAGGCTCATTGATAACGCGGAGAGCAGCCGAGCTAGCAGTCGCATCAGCGACGTAAGTCGAATCGACGACCGGTGGTCCGACTGCACCAGCAGCATACTGACCGGAACTCTTGACTACGACCATGGCAGCAAAATTACCGACCAGGGTAGAGAGTGTCAGAGTCGCAGGCCCGATAGACTCACAGGCAAGTTCACTGTCGCCAGTACCACCGACGACGAGCGTCGCAGCAGCATCAGCATCACAGATGATTTCTCCACCTGCACCGCCAACAGCGCTAGCGTAGGTATCTAGCCGGACGATATCAATCGCCGTGCGTCGGGTCCCGATAGCGCCAGGATCAAGATTCTGAAGCTCGCGGAGCACGTCTTTATTGCCCGTGAAACGAAAGGTCTTAGTCGCCGGAGGAAAGACACCAACACTAGCAGCGATATCGGCCTTCTCCCAGATGAAGCCGACAGCACCACCACCCGTGAACATTGCCTGGTTGGCAAGGAGCTTGGTGTCGGTGACGACGCCGTCCATCTCGGACTGGACGTAGGTGGCAAAGCTATGCGCGGTGGTTTTCGCTGTGGCGATAGCTGGGCCAGTAAGGGCAAAGCGACCATAGAGGTACTTCGCAGTGACATTGAGATCAACGTAGCCCTGACCGCCAGCAACCGGAAGACCTGCCGTTTCGCTGCGATATCCCGTTCCCGTATTACGGGAAACGTGCACAGGAATGACAACCTTCCGACCTGACCAGTCGAGAGTTACCTTGGAGAAAAGTTGAACCATCTCAAGCTGAGAGTTCAGAGCTTCGATGATAGGACCTAGATAGAATTCCTTTAGAATCGCTTCTAAGTCCTGAATGATAACAGCCATTACCCTAATCCTTCAGGTAGGCGACCATAGCTTCTTTAGCCTGGTCCAGAGTTAGTATTTGCCCCTCTTCCTCCTCGGGAGAAGAGCGAACAGTGCGACGATGTGCGATCCGGGGAGGTGCTGGCGAATTTTGCACCTGCTCCTCTTCTTCCTGAATCGCTTCGAGATGACGAGATATCGCCCTCTCTTCGATCTCGGCAACGAAACTACTGTAGTCCGCTGCCAGATCAGATGCCTGCTGCGTTCCGTCAGAAGCAATCGACTCCCAGAGATAATCCTCCGGGACTTCGGGGTATTGGCTCAGAGCATTTCGGATTTCCTTATCCAACTCCATTCCAGCTACCCGCACCTGAAGAGCCTCGATGGCTTGATTGTCAACACTCTCAGACGGGACACCCCAAGCAACATCGTCATTTTCGATTGTGTCGTAATGATTTTCGTTATCACGACGCTGTGCCTGGGGCTCCCTTCGCTGAGATTCCATTTGACCTTGAAGCCGATGAAGTTCTGCCTCCCTCGCAGAGAGCCGCTCTTCTAGGTCACGCCTATGCTGGTTGACCTTTCTGAACCGCTCATAAGGGACACGATGTCCTTCGGCGACCTCTTCCTCTTCCTCTTCAGACTCCTCCTCGGAAGGGTCGTGAGACTCTTCCTCCGATTCTTCTTCTGGTTCAGGTTCATCATCCTGAGCTTCGTACTCTTCTTCGCCCTCACCCTCTTCGAACTCCTCTTCCGGTGCTTCTTCGAACTCCGGCTCGGACTTCATTTCAGGTTCGCTGCCTAGCTTACGAACGATCTCATCGTGCTGTTCCTGACTCAACAAGCTCATCTCTCTTCTCCTACTACGAGGCGTGACGTGCCAAGGGACGGTGGTTTACAAGAGATTCTCTACCATGCCAAAGATTTGAGCACCGCTATCCTTAGCGAACTCAGCCTCTTTAGCTGACTTCCAACTTCTTCCTGTCGCCATCTCCCATTCGAGGGTCTCTCTAATGCCCTCAGGGCGATAGGACTTCTTTATTTCCTCTTCGATCTCGGCCACCTGGTCTAACCCCATGAGAGCAAACCCCGTAGCCATGATCATATCATCATGCTGTCCTGGTGATGCCTCTACCTTGCCTCGGCTGTTGTAGTGAAGCCTATTTGCCTCAGAACGAAACCTCGGACAGGCAGTACCCATCCAATCCCTCGTGACATACTCGTAAAGGCGAGTAAACAAAAGAGGTCTAGTCTTGACGGTGGTGACGAACCCCAACTGATTGCGCCATTTCTGGGTAATCTTATCAAATGTCGTCGTTCGGTAGAGGTGGGGGTAGCCATTAGACTGGACAGACTCAAGAACACTCAGGCCATAGCTGTTTGTCTCGATGACAAGGAAGGCGTTGTAGCGCTCAGCGTGCTTTAGCACCTCTTTCGAGAAGAGACTGGGCGGAATACGTTCGTAGAAGCTGGCCACCATCTTCAGATTCTCTTTATCGGTGGCATCGAGGATCATAAAGGCGCTGTAGTCGCCTCCGGGGCTGCCAGTAGCCGTATCAACCCCCATAATATAGACAGCGAACTTCTTCGGGGGCAGATACTCCTCATATCCGTCTCTGCTCTGCATTACCTCGAAGCCCCCTGGAAAGAAGGGGCTTCCAGAGGTAATGAAGGCGTCTTCAGCGTTAGCCGGGAACTCCTGGTTGAAGATATTCCAGTTATTGGCGCATTTTGTCCGCAGTGTCTTGACTGCCCAGTGGAATTGCTCGGCTGTCAGCTTGTTTTCGTAGCTGTACTCAAGCTCTTCCTCGGTCGGGTCGCTGAAAGACTCGGTGTTCAGCTTATAGTGAACGTCCATCTTCCAGCTTAGGAAGATTTTGTTGAACCCGTTCTCTCGACTCCACATATTATAGGCATCGTTCATCCCGTTGGCAGTAGACTCAAGGATGATCTGGGCGTTTTCGGTCGCCGTAGAGAATAAGGAAGCGATCGTCTCATCCATATCGCCCCAGAAAGCATATTCCGAGGCGTGAATGAGGTTGTAGGTGCCTCCGCGGAAGCTCTGACTAGAGGCTGAGCCGACACGGATGCTACTCCCCGTGGCGAACTTCATCTCGTTTTCTCTTGATCGGGTAGTCTCTAGACGAAGCCAGTCGGGAAGCTGGTCATAGAAGAGACGGTATATCTCGAATATCTTCTTCACGGCCTGATCCGTGTGAGCGACGACGGCTACCGATGTATAGGGGCGAAAGAGGGCCTGCCAGAAGAAGTAGGCAGCGACCCCTGTCGTGCTCCCTAGCTGTCGGGCCTTGAGAAGCATGACATGGTCGTTGTTGCTGAACCCCTTGACCACTTCTCGCTGAGATCGGTTTAGGATTAGCGGCTCTAGCTTAGACTCCTTCGTCACGATCTTGAGGTAGTTCGAGCAGAAGTAGGAAAAGTCTTTCTTGCAGTGTAAGATTTCTTCCTTAGCGTTCTTCATTGGCCATCAGCTCCATCAGGATC